CACACGGAGTACGTCGAAAACATTCAGATCCTGAACTTGCCTTCGAACTTAGGCGTCGCCGGATCCTGGAATCTAGGGATCAAGCTTTATCCCCATCACGATCGGTGGACGATCACGAGCAACGATGTGATGTTCCACCCCGGAAACTTGGCAAGGATCGCAGAGGCCAGATCCGATCGGTTGACCTTGATGGCAGCGCCTCCACATTGGCACACGTTCGTGATCGGGGACCAAGTCGTCCAAAAAGTGGGTCTGGCCAGCGAGAGATTCTACCCGGCGTACTTCGAGGACAACGACTGGCAGCGCAGGATCGAACACGCCGGATTCAAGATCGACCGGATCGAAGCCCCGATCCATCACGATAACTCGAGCACACTGCATGCGAACCCGAAGTTCGGAGAGCGAAACTCGCGCAGCTACATGATGAACATGAACTTCTACCAGGGCAAGAGAGCCGCCGAAGATTACACAGAGAGCCCGTGGGACCTGGGGATCAGGCGCTGGAACGAATGGCTGGCCGACCGGTAAACTGGGAGCGGAGGTTTACATGGCGATCACAGACGGTCTCTGCACACTCGAAGATGTGAAAAGTGCGCTGAGGATCACAGACAACGTCGACGACTCGATTCTTGAACTGAACATCGAAGCGGCAAGCCGCGAGATCGAGAATCACTGCGAGCGACAATTTACATCCGGCACGGCCACGAGAGTGTACGTCCCGCAGGATGCGTACACAGTGCAGATCGACGACCTGGTCAGCTTGACCACGCTCAAGACGTCGAGCACAGGGGAGACATTCGACACGACCTGGGCTGCCGGCGATTACCAGCTCGAACCGCTGAACGGTTTGGCCGGAGGTTTGCCTACCCCGTTCACAAGGATCCGCGCGATCGGCGATTACCTGTTCCCGATTTGGGATCCCACAAGCGTGAACGCGATCGAGGCGACCGTGCAAGTAACAGGCACGTTCGGATTCGCGAGTGTTCCCACAGCCGTACGGCAGGCCTGCGTCTTCTACAGCGCACGTCTGTACAAGCGGAATGACAGTCCCCTTGGCAGCTATGGTATGGGGGACCTCGGTGTGGTTCACGTGCGCCGGATCGACCCGGACATTGAAGCCTTGCTCGCCCCCTTCCGCAAAGTGAGAATGGCGTGAGCATAACCAATCTGAGATCAGGCCTCGCCACAAACCTGGCCACCGTCAGCGGTCTGCGAACCGCGTCGGAGATCCCCGACAACCCGAACCCGCCGGTGGCCGTGGTGATGCTTCAAAACATCTCCTACGACGAAGCCTTCGGTCGGGGCACAGCACGGTACAACTTCACGGTGACCGTCCTGGTGGGAAGAGCATCGGACAGGATCGCACAGCGAAAACTGAACGATTACGCATCGAACGGATCGCAATCAATCAAGAGCGCGATCGAGAGCGACAAGACCCTCAGCGGCACAGCGTTCGACGTTCGGTGCGAGGCGCTGAACAACATCGGTGCTGTATCATTACAAGGAGAAACAACATATCTCGCCGCAGACTTCCAAGTCACGGTGTACGCGCAAGCATAGGAGAAAAAGTTGGCCCGCTACGTAGCTACCGACAACAACATAACAATCAACGGCACGGATTTCTCTAGCTCAATCGCTGCCGTGACCTTGAACACGACAGCCGAAGAAGTAGAGACTTCGAGCTTTGGCAACGACTGGAGATCACGAGTCGCCGGATTGAAGGATGCATCCATCACCCTCGACTTTCACCAGGACTTCGGAGCCTCCGCAGTCGACGCGACCCTTTGGCCGCTGCTGGGATCGAACGCGACCGTCGTGGTCAAGCCCACAAGCGATGCAACCGGAGCGACGAACCCTGAGTTCTCTGGAGTATTTCTAGTCACGGAATACAACCCCTTCGAAAACTCAGTCGGCGACCTCGCCACGCTTTCCATTTCCTGGCCCTTGGCATCAGGATCCGGAATTANCCGAGGAACCTCCTAGAACCTGATAGAGTGAGCGCATGAAGTTCTCACTCCTTATCAAGTACCTAGACGGAACGACCGAGCAAGCCGAAGCGCGCGCGGCAGACATTGTCGCGTTCGAGCAACACTTCGACATGAGCATGTCGGCGCTGGAGAAAAACATGCGCCTGACTCACCTGTTCTTTATTGCCTGGTCGGTGTGCAAGCGCACGGGCACGATCGCGAAAACGGAGAGTTTCGATGACTGGCTCGGCCGCGTAGATTCTGTCGAGGCACAAGACACAAAAAAATAACAGGGCTCGGCGACTCTTCGATTCATTGGAAGATCGCCGTGATCGCTGTAGAGACAGGGATCAGTCCGAGAGAGCTGTTAGAGCTTGAGCCTCGGATGTTGTGGACGATCGAGAGATACCTGATCAACAGATCCCACCAGCAGCAGCAGGCACAGGGCCGCAAGCGTAAATGAGAAAACCCCCACCCGATCGGTGGGGGCTTCTCTGTTTCGATTAGGAGTGAATCTTCATCTCCCAAGCGAGTGCCTCGCGAGCTTCCTTCTCAACGCAAGTGGTGCAGATGTTCTCGGCAACCTGCTCACGGATACAGTCATGACCCTTGTCAGTAAACCGCTTAATCATGTTGGTGTGTTCCCCGCTCAGCTTGCGGAAGCATCCGCGGCAGGTGAAGGTGAAGCCCTCCTGCTGGTCCTCTTTGTTGTTGTAGATGATGGTTGCGATTTCGGTGATGGTGAAGACGGTCTCAGTCATTTCGGTGGTTCCTTTCGTTCGGTTGATATGTATATATAACCATAGAAACACGAAAAACACAAACAAATAAGGAAAAAAGATCTGAGAAAAATCTGGCCCCGAAAAGAGCCAAAAGGGTACCACTGGCCCGCCGGTAGAATAGAGAGCGGGAAAGAGGTACAGGGTGATCAGGTCACGAGTGACAGTCGAGAACGTGCAACAAGTCACGCGCGAACTGAAACAATTCGAAGATGGCGCGATCCGATCCCTGAGATCAGACCTGCGGGTCGCCCTTGGCCCGATCGCAAACCAAGTGGCCACGGAGATCCCACGGCAGTCCCCACTGAGAAAACCGTCCAAGGGTGGCGGCATGAGCCACAAGGGAAAGACACGCTGGCGTGGAGTGAACAAACCCCGGATCGAGTTCACGCCGGGGAGACGCCGCGACCGATCCCACAAACTCGTCAACATTTCCATGACCGGTGGGGCACGCGGCCTGGGTTTCGATTACGCCGAACTTGCTGGTATCCGGAGACGGCCGCCGAAAGAGTTCTCGAAGGAATACACCCGATCGGACGGGGAGGTCCGCCAGCACCGGCTCAACGGTCAGGGCGACGGATTGATCAAGGCCCTCGAGGATCAGGTCATGCAAGAGCCCGGACGGTTCGCCTTCACCCGGTTCTTGAAACGCAAACGCCTCCTGAACGAGCTGACGATCGCGACGATCAACAAGCATGCCGAAAAAGTCAACCACAAACTTAGGGTCCGCTAATGGCTATTAATATCCCGATCCTGACGAAGTTCAACCCGAAGGGATTAGCGCAGGCAGAGAAGGCGCTCGTCAACTTTGGCAAGCGCGCAGCACAAGTAGCACTCGGCGCGACCGCTGCGGTTGGCGCGATCGGTGCGGTTTCGGTTCGAGAGTTCGCGAACTTCGATGGGGCGCTCACAAAGTCCCTGGCGATCATGGGCGACGTCGAAACGGAGATGCGCGATGAGATGGCCAAGGCCGCGAGGCAGATGGCTCTCGAGACAACGTTCTCCGCAGAGCAGGCAGCCGAGTCGTTCTTCTTCCTAGCGTCCGCTGGTTTGGATGCACAAGCTTCGATCAAGGCGATGCCTACGGTTGCGAAGTTCGCACAAGCCGGCATGTTCGACATGGCCCTGGCCACAGACCTCCTCACAGACGCTCAGAGTGCCCTAGGGCTGACGATCCGTGACGACGCGATAAAGAACATGGAAAACATGGCTCGCGTCTCTAACGTCCTTGTGAAGGCGAANACGCTGGCAAACGCTTCGGTGGAACAGTTCTCAACATCGCTGACGACCAAAGCCGGTGCANCACTTCGAGCCGTTGGCAAAGACGTCGAAGAGGGCGTCGCNGTTCTGGCAGCGTTCGCAGATCAGGGTATCAAGGGTGAGCTTGCCGGCACACAGCTGTCGATCGTGCTGCGCGACCTTACGACGAAAGCGATCAGAAACGAAGGTGCCTTCCGCAGGATGGGCATCGAGGTATTCGACAGCGCCGGAGACATGGCAAACCTTGGTGACATCATCGGGGACCTCGAGACGGCCCTCGGCGGCATGTCCGATGAGACACAAAAGGCCACACTTCTCCAGCTCGGGTTCTCGGACAAGTCCCTAGGATCGCTGCAGGCCTTGATGGGGACATCGGAGGCGATCAAGACCTACGAGTCAGAGCTGCGAAACGCCAGCGGCACGACAGACGAGATCGCGAACAAACAGCTCCAGACATTCAACGCGCAGATGCAACTGCTGAAGTCACGGTTCGAGGAAGCCGGGATCACGATCGGGGCAGCCTTGGCCCCGGCGATCATGGACCTGGTGGAACAGATGACGCCGCTGATCGATCAGACCACGCCGGTGTTGCTGGAGTTGTTCGAAGGCTTGCTGCCGGTGATCGCAGAGATCGCGGGCACGTTGCCTGGATTCCTTGAGGCTTTGATCCCGATCATTCCAGCGATGGGTGATCTGGCGCTTCTTGTTTTGACCTTGATCGAGTCGTTGCTCCCACCATTCACTGAACTCTTGGAAGACCTCGAGCCGGTGATCACAGGGCTCACCGGGTTCTTGGCAGAGAACGGCGAAGTGATGGGTGCCCTACTTTTGACCTTCGCCCTGTTCACGACAGGCGTCAGGATCGCTACGGGGGCGCTTGCCTTGTTCACCGGTGGGGCAGCGACGGCCACCGGAGCCTCCTCTGGGTTGTTCGGAGTGCTCGCACGTCACCCGTTCGTCGCGGTTGTCACGGCGGTCTTGGCAGGGGCGACGGCGCTGTTCGCGTTCCGAGAGAGCATCATCGAGACGGGCAAAACGGGCCGCGGCTTCATTGAGGGATGGGCTCACGTTACCTACGGCATTCAATGGTTGACCAAAACGATGGTGAACGGAGCCCTTGGCGCGCTCGAACTTCTTCACTCGGGGATCCGCATGGTGCTCGAGGCGGTCACGAATGACATACGAAAACTGGGCGGGATGCCCCCGATCACTCTGCCGAAGTTAGTGCTGCCAAAACTGGACATCACCCCGCTCGAAGAGTACAGGCGTGAAGCCGGACTGCTCACTGGGGCGTTCGATGATATGACGTTCCCGGCCGTTGACGTGAGCGGCGTAACAGATCAGGTCGCACGTCAAAATCGTGAGCTTCTCCAGAGGACAAGAGCGGCACAAGCCGTGGCCATGATTAACACGCCCGGAGCGGGTGCCGGCCTGACGGGATTCCAACAAAGCATGGGACAACAGTCAGGCTTCTACGATTACAACGGAATGACCGGATTCCGATCGGCTGGACCGACGCAACAAAACACGTACAACATCAACGTAAACGCTGGCCTTGGAGTGAACGGGCAACGCGTCGGGGACGACGTGCTGTCGATCATTACCCGGTACGAGGAAGAGGCCGGCCCGATCTTCCAGCGCGTCAGATACACAGGTGGGTAAATGGCGACCGTCGTAGAGCTGAGCGCCGTCGAGGGTTTCATTCTTGACGACCCGATCGCAGGCGTCCTGAACAACACAGAGTACACACTCGGCGGTGTCGTATTCAACGACATCACGGAGTACCTGGTCGAGGCGGTTGTCACCCGAGGGAAAAACCGTGAGCTGCAACGATTCCGTGCAGGCAAGGCGTCGATCGAGCTGCGAAACGAGACGCGAGCGTTCGATCCGTTGTACGGGGCGAGCCCTTACGCCGGCAACATCATCCCCCGCCGAGAAGTCAGGATCACGACAAACGGGGAGCGAGTATTCAGCGGAATCATTTCAGACTGGAACTTGGACTACACACCGGACAATCAGTCACGCGCCGAGATCGTGGCCGTCGATGAGATGACAAACCTGGCACGGCAGACGACGATCGGGGGGACGGCAACCCCGCAGCTGACCGGGGGGCGGGTCGAAGCGATTCTAGATCAGGCGTCGGTGAATTGGCCGGCAGATCGCAGACAGATCGACGCGGGGGCCAGCACGCTCGGAGCGGATGTGATCAGCGGCAACGCCCTGGACTACCTGCAGAAAGTGGCAAGCGATAGCGAGCAAGGGCAACTGTTCGTCTCCAAAACAGGCGACCTAGTATTCAGGGGCCGGCTCGACGCGACCCCCACATCGGGGAGCTACACGATATTCGCTGACGACGGCACAGGGATCCCGTACACGACAGTGAAAGTCAGCTACGGTACAGAGCTGCTATACAACCGGGCAGAGGTCCGATCGGCAGCTGGCACAGCGATCGCGGCAAACAATAGATCACAAACCGCCTACGGCATCTCCGAGATTGGCCTCGACACGTTGCTCAGCGACACGGATCAGCTCGCGAACATGGCATCGTTTCTGGTCCAAAAGTACGCCGATCCCGAGTACCGGTTCGAAGGGATTGAGCTGAACCTGGACAACATGACCGGAGCACAAAAGGCAGCGGTTCTCGCGTTAGAACTTGGCGACGTGATCCTGACACGCTTCACCCCCAACTCAATAGGATCACAGATCGCACAATTCGGTCAAGTGATCAGGATCGACAACGACATCCGACAATTTAGGCACGACATGATCATCGGCGTGCAGTCGCTCGACTGGAACTTCTTGGTCCTGGATGACGCCGAGTTCGGTATCATTGGAACTAACCACCTCGCCTTCTAGGGAGATCACACATGGCCACACCATCCGGCTACCGCACCTTCACGAGCGGCGAAGTTTTGACCGCCGAGAACGTCATGGATTACCTCATGGACCAAAGCGTTCTCGTGTTCGCAGGGACGGCCGCTTCAGGATCGGCGCTGCCTTCTCCGGCAGAGGGCCAGCTAAGATTCTTGAAAGACACAGACAGCCTCGAGTTCTACAGCGGCACGTCATGGACTGCTGTGGGTGGGGGAGACGTAGGATTCGAACAGACGTTCTTATTGATGGGAGCATAGGAAAGTGGCAAGTTCATACAAGACGCTGGGGCAGCTGGATCTGACGACGACCAGCCTCACAGATCTGTACACAGTACCCGCAGGCACGGAGACAGTGATCTCGACCGTTGTGATCGCGAACCGCACAGCGAGCGCGACGACCTTCAGGCTTGCGGCAAGAGTTGAAGGGGACGCGATCAGCAACAAGCACTACCTGGCATACGACGTCCCGGTGGCCGCGAACGACAGCACGACGCTCACCCTTGGGGTTGCGCTCGAGGCGACCGATGTGATTACGGTTTCGGCGGGTGACGCTAACGCGCTCAGCATCAATGCTTTCGGTGCTGAAGTAACCGTCTAAGGGGGTAACTGATGGCTGTTACTTCTATGGCGAAAAGTTCCATAAGGAACTTTGCCAAGTTCAATTCGATGTTGGATGCGCGACTCCCGTCGGGTGCGAGTGTTCAATACCTTGTCGTGGCAGGCGGGGCGTCTGGTGGTCGTTCTCGTAGCGACGCTTATGGTCCTGGTGGTGGTGGTGGTGCTGGCGGGTTCCGCACGAACGCTGGTCCTTCTGGTGGTGGCGGTTCGGCTGAGGCAGAGGAATGGTTGCCTGGTACTTATACGGTGACGGTTGGGGCTGGCGGTGCCGGTCTTAGCGGTTATTCCACGGGTGCTGGCAATCAGGGCAGTAACTCTGTGTTTGGTGCGATTACTTCTCTCGGTGGCGGGTACGGTGGCACATCTGGTAGCACTAATGGAAACACGGGTGGTTCTGGTGGTGGCGCTGGCAGTTATCAAAGCGCTGGTAGCGGTACAGCAAATCAGGGTTTTGCTGGCGGTAA